CGACAGTCAGCTCGAAAGCAATCCTGAGACCACGCTCGGCTTGATACCAAGCACTTTGAAACTCATTCGTGTCGCCCTGCACAAGTTGCGTGGAATGGGGTTCAAAGAGGCCGTGATTGTCACCGATCATGGATTTTTTCTAAACGGTCACGCTGCAGCCGGTGACGTTTGCACCAAGCCACAAGGCAATTGGCCGATAAATGCGCATGACAGGGCCCTGCTTGGAAATGGAAACAGCGACTCTCACAGTGTTGTTTTAAACTCTCAGAAGCTTGGTATTCGAGGCAGCTTTGCGCAGGTCGCGCTCCCCAAGAGCATGGCTCCCTACAGAGCTGGACATCTTTACTTCCACGGCGGAGCTTCCTTGGCGGAGGCAGTTGTACCTGTGATCATTGCCCGCCTCGATAATGAAGAGCACTCGAGCGCCGCCAAAATGAGTGTCGAACTCAGCTACAAAAACGGAGCGAAACGAATTACGACACGAGTTCCAGTAGTGGAAATTGCATTGGTTTCTGACGACATGTTTTCTCAAGAGGAAAGTGTCGAGGTCCATATCGAAGCCCAGGACGGAAAGGGGAATGTGGTTGGTGAGCCGCGAGCAGGTGGTGATGTAAACCCCGCAACACGGACAATCACGTTGACGCCGGGCCAGCGCAAGCAGATCGCGCTGCGAATGGATCCCGACTTTGAGGGAAAATTCTCGATAAAGGCCCTGAACCCAACAACTCTAGCGAGCCTAAGCGCGCTGAATCTTGAGACGGATTATACCGTATGAACGATATGGATGAACTGGACCAGCACCTGACGTCAACCTTCGATGGCAAGGTTGTTCGAAAAGATCTACTTCATCGGATAAAGAAGGGCACAAACGTACCGACATTCGTGCTTGAGTTTCTCTTGGCGCGCTACTGCGCAAGCGACGACCAAGCAGAAATGGACGCAGGTATGGAAGCCGTGCTTGCAACGCTTCAGGACAATTACGTAAGGCCTGACGAAGCCAATGCAGCTCAGTCGAAGGTCGCAACCAAAGGCAAACATCGTTTTATTGACAAAGTTCATGTCCGTTACGTTGAAAAGGAAAAAAGGCACTGGGCTTCACTGGAGAACTTCAATTCTCAGCGTATTGCGATTGGCGAAAAATTCTATCGGGATAATGAACGGCTGCTCGAGGGTGGAATTTGGGCCGAGGTTACGCTTTCACATAACGACATTGAGGAAGATGATTACGCGTTCTACATTGAAGATCTGCGCCCGATTCAGCTTTCACGCTTTGACTTCCAGCAGTACGCAGATGGCCGAAGCGCGTTCACCCGAGATGATTGGCTCAACGTCATTATGAGATCGGTTGGCTTGGAACCGTCCAAGCTTTCTCAAAGAGTCCAAATGCACTTTGTCGCTCGGTTGGCCCCCCTTGTAGAGCCCAACTATAACTATATCGAGCTGGGCCCTCGCGGAACCGGAAAGTCTTATTTCTTCAGTGAATTCTCGCCCTACGCAACGCTCATATCTGGCGGTCAGGTAACAAAAGCGACGCTCTTCTATAACAACGCTCGTCGTAAGGTTGGCTTGGTTGGCTACTGGGACACCGTGGCATTTGACGAAGTTGGGGGGATCAAGGTCCGTGATCCGGATACGATCCAAATCATGAAGGATTTCATGGCGAATGGACGGTTTTCACGTGGCGCGGAAGTCATTGCGGATGCCAGTCTAAGTTTTGTCGGCAACATCGACCTCTCGGTGAGCCAGGTCGTCAACTCAACAGAATATGACCTCTTTCAGCCGCTGCCGCCAGAACTTGATCTTGCGATAATGGACCGGTTTGCCGCGTATATTCCCGGCTGGGAATTTCCTAAAAACAGCAGTTCATTCTTAACCAGCAGGTATGGATTTATCACTGACTACCTCGCTGAAGCATTTCACTATCAATTCAAACATACGAATAGATATGAAGAGGTGAATCGACGCATTCGCCTTGGGAAAGCTGTTGACGGGCGCGACGAGAAGGGTATCAAAAAAACTGTAGCGGCGTTCTTAAAAATACTTCATCCGGATGGCGCGCCGAGTGATGAAGAGTTCGAGGAGTATGTAGCGTATGCGGCCGAATGCCGTCGCCGGGTAAAGGAGCAGATGAACAAGCGCAAACCAGACGATGAGTTTGCCTTGATCAATCTGTCTTACTTTAATTCAGGCGGCACAGAGGTGGTCGTGTACTGCCCTGAGTCGAAAGACGCAGCTGCGACACAACAGCCAACACGGAGAAGGTTAAGCGCTTCAGATGAGATAGCGGTTCAGCCTGAAGCAGTGGTCGCGGTGGCGGGCAGTCCACCAGAGGCTCTGAACAGCCCAACTCCGTCAGCGCCGCGGGCGGCGGCGGCAATAATACCGGAGGTTCAAGAACAACACTTTACCATCATGTATGGGGACACAGGGCACAGTTACGAGTCAATAATTGGTCCATATCTTACCGGCGCGAAGTCCGTAATTATCGAGGATCCATACATCCGTCCTCAGCACCAAATTCAAAACTTTGTTCGGTTTTGTGAAACGGTATTGAGGTCAGGAACGGTAAAAAGGATCGATCTGATAACAGGTTATGACGACAACACCCAACTCGCGGAAATTCATGAAAAGCTGGAAGACTTGAAGCAAAGCTTGCTGGAAGTAGACGTTGTACTTGAAGTTAAGCTCAATCCAAATATGCACGACCGCGAAATCCGCCTGGACAACGGTTGGGTAATCAAGATTGGACGAGGCCTTGATTTCTACCAGCGGCCAGCAAGTTGGTTCGAGATTGGGGCAAGTGACCTAAGCCTCCGAAAATGCCTGGAGACCAAGGTCGATATCTACAAGGTTGAAACTGCCGACTAGTAGGTTTGCCGCGTCATTGGCAGTAGCGCGCCTGACCCCTCATGACCGCATAATCGCCCATCATCTCGACAACGGCCGATCCGTCCGGCAGCAGCGCCAATTCCACGGCCGCCTGCGCCTGCAGCTCCCTGCTGTATTCCACGATCGGCGGGCATGCGCCCACGCCACCGGTCTCAAAACCCGCCGCCGCGCAGCCGGTCAACCAGCTCGTCGCGATCGCGAGGACGGCGAGCCGTAGCCTCCAGCATCCGGCGTTGGATTTCATTGACTTTCTCCGTGGTTTCGAGACGTTCAGAGATCCGCCCAACGCGCTCGCCGGAGCGGCGGATCGACAGCAGGAACAGGACAATGGCGACGGCGATGGCACCGTAGCGCAAAATGGCCCGCGCCCATGGGTTGGCGGTGGTCCCGCCGAGAATGGTGGTGATCATCGCTGCCCCCGCTTCCAATCATCGAGGCGGGCGTAGATCGTGACCGCAATGCCAACGAGCGCCACGGCGATGAACACCCAACGAAGCGTGTCGAGATATGGCACCAGTGGCAGGACGGCGGACTGGGTCTCGGCCAGGACGCTTTGTGCGACTTCGACCCCCGCCGCGCCCAGCGTCGCCACCCCGGCCGCTCCGCCACCTTTCATCGTGCGGCTTTCAGCAAGAACCTCGCGCGCGGGCGGCGTGTCCTCGCCGAAGGCCGTCGCCCGGATCGCGAAACGGTCCCCCCACTGGCGGGCTGGACCAAGATCGACATGCATGAACCCCGAGCGCGGATAGAAGCCAAACCCGAGGAAACCGACCGAGCGCGCCGCCGCCTCGAACACGACCGGGTCATGGTTCGACATTGCGATGTCAAAGGCCGCACCGTTCATGTGCTTGGAACGCGTCGCGCCGCCGACGGCGCGGTTGTGCTCCGGGCTCCGATAGGCGGAGCGGACGATCAGCGGCTTCCCCAGACGGTCGCGCAGCGCCTGAAGCTTGTCGAGCGCGTGCTCGTTGATCAGCAGCTTGCCGGTGCCCCGGCAGGCGATTTCGGCGGGCGAAAAGGTGGTCCAGCGCCAGGTGCTTTCCGGCACGTCGCGCCAATGGTCGTAAAATGTCGTGGTCATGGTGTCCTCCAGAAACGAAAAAACCGCCACATGGGCGGGTGCGGTTGGGCTTATGGATTGGGGATTGAGCCCGGCTATGGGCTGCCGCCGAAGATCTTGAGTTTGATGGCGATGCCCGCAAGTAGCGCCAGCATTACGCCAGTGGTGATCATGCGGACGGCGGTCTGCATTGCGGTGCGACGCACAAGCCGGATGCAGTCGAGCAGGGATCGTAGGTCGCGGATATCGAGCGCCGCCTCTTCACCATCGAGGCCGACATCGGCGAGCGCGCGCTTGGCACCTTTCTCGGCGGCCCGCGCCAGCATTGCCTCGAATTCGGCGTCGGGCATGCGGACGAAGCCCTGATCAGATCGGGGTGGTGTCATCGAATCCTCCTTCCGCCGCTCAACCGACCTTGCAGCCCCAGAAGGACGTGTGGTCGGCTGCGAAGTATCCGTCCGCGACCCGGAAATACCCCTGCAGCTCCACGGTATCGCCCGCGGTGAGCGGCACCATGGTCTGCAGCCAGATGGCGGTGGCGAGCGAGACATGGGTGGCGGAGATCTCCCCAAACGACCCCCGGATTTCGGATGCGCCGTTCAGCACCAACCGTCCTCGCATCCGGGCCGTGGCGCTGGCGTTGATCTTGTAGAGCAGCGTTGCGCCGAACAGGTATGCTCCGTCCACAGGTGCGGTGAACAGGCTGGTCCCAGCATCGAATGCGCCTTGGTCGTTGTAGTCGGTGTTATTCAGGCCGATCTTTGTCCAGGCTCCAACGCCCACGTAGTTGTCATAGTTCGTGTAAGCCTTGAAACGCGGCAGTTGCGGCTGCTCGACGATGCCGGTGGCGTTGTCCACGATCAGACCGTCGAAGAAGGTGCTGCCGTCGGCCGAAACAGCGAGGCGGAACCTTTCGGAGCCAAACAGCCCGACGAGCGCCTTTGTCACGAAACCGCTCTGCAGGGTCATGCCGAGATCGTCGCCCGCCGCTTCCTTGTTCATGGTGTAGAACAGATCGCCGGTCCCGCCTTCGGCCACGGTCTTTGCGGTCCAGAGCGCCGCGTTCAATTTGGCGGAGAACGGGTTGGCGGCATCGGCTGTCGTGCCGAGTCCGAGCAGCCCAAGGTTCTGCACATCTGTCGGCGTGGTGCCAATCCAACCCGCGCCATCGTAGACCAGCAGCAGCCCCTCGTTCTCAACCCATGCACGCCAGCCCGCCCGGGGCGGTAGGCGCAGCCAGGTCCCATCCGTGTACAGCGCCACGTTCAGGTCCCACCCCATCCAGTCACCGGTCCCGCCGCTCGCCACAATATGGCGGTCGCCATCTGCAGGGCTGCCGGGCGGCGCGGTCATGTCTCGGTCGAGGACGGAAAGCTGGACGAGCCCGTCGAGCAGCCGAAGCGCCTCGTTATGGGTGACATGCTTCTGGGCCTGCGCCGCGAGGATGTAGGGCAGTAGCAGATTGGTCGTGGTGTCGGACATAGCGGTCCTCAGAGTTGGAGCGTTACGGTTTTGGCCGCACCCCGCCCGATCAGGGCGGAGAGCTGGAAAATGCGGATGTCGAGCGTGCCGCCGGGGCCAATCGTTGCACCCCAGTCGGCGCTCTGCTGGGCGGCGGTGTAGACCGCATTGGTGCTGGTTGCGCTCAGCGTGCGCTTGACCGTGGCACCATCGAGGATCTCGACCTCGTAGGCCTCAGTCTCCTCGATCAGCGGCACCTCCACCGCGCCCCAGCTGTCGGCTGCGAGAGCCCGGGACCGGCGCGCCCAGCGGATCGTCAGATCACCCGGCGTGCGCGGCCTGCGCCACGGCTGCTCGACATGGGCCACCGAGAACGGCCGCAGGCCCACGCCCACCGGCGTGAAGGCTTGCGCCACATAGGTCTCGTCGCTGACAGATCGGCTTGCCGGGCCGATGCGCCAGTTCCAGGGAAGGCCGAGATCGCCCTCGGAAATTGGCAGCGACGCGAGCGTGCTGTCCAACACGACAACCCGTGCGCCCGCAGGTGCCGGGTCGGCCATGGCCGCTTCCGTGCCGCGCTGTCCTCGCAGGAGCCGCGTCATACGATATCGACCGGGCGCGATCAGTTCTGCCGTGCCTGCCTGGACGATCTCCCAAGTGCCGGGCGCGGCCTCAACGGCCAGCGCATTGGCCCCACCAAACAGTGTCAGGTCGGTGACGTTTTCCAGTGTGCCGGAGAGCAGATCGATCACCAGCGAATTCCCAAGATCGAAGCGCGATTTCGGACCTGAATAGAAGTCCGAGACCAGCGTCCCGATCCGGGCACGGCCGCCGAACCTAGTCAGCAATTCGAACCCGTCCGTCGACGGGCTGCGAAACACCGCCATCTCCCCCGGCCAGGGAACGGCATGGGCGGCTATGAGCGGCCGATGCGCAGGCTGATTCTCGGTCAGCTGTGGCAGGTCCATCAGCACAACCTCGGGTGCGCCGAACACCACGGCTTTAGACAGGGACGACGGTCGCGGCGATCCGGGCGGAAGGTGGTGGGCTTCCCGATCCTGACGGACCGCTTCGATCCCGCGTGCCTCGGCATCCGCGATGGAGACGAGCCGCAGCGGGATGTGCCGCCCGTCATGTGCCAGCATGACAACGTCCGCCGGATCAAGCGCCAGTAGCGAGGGCGGCAGGCGGAATGCAGCAGTCTCCCGCCCGGTCCAGGCTTCCATGAGCGCGCGGCGGCAGCGCCGTTCAGCTTCCTCGGGCGGGACTGCCATGGGAAAGCTCTCCGAGGCGATGCGTGTGGTGTCCACGGTTATGCGGCGCGCCTCGACGAGGGCGGCGTCGTAGTCCTCGTCGGCCCGCGCCACCTGCCATTTCAGGGCCTGTGGCAGTTCCGTCTCCTGCGCGCGGGTCAGTTCAAGTAGGTCGCCCTCGCGGGCCGCCACCAGATCGTCATGTGCGATGGTGGTTATGGCCGCCCGGCCGCGCATCACGAAACGGATCACACCTTCAGTCTCGACAGCGTCGAAGCCAAAGTGCCGCGACAGCGTGGTGATCGAGGCGCGCGGGGATTCCAGCGCGCCGATGGCGTAGCCTTCGACCGCACCCCAAAGCCCGCTGACATCGATCCGGAACTCGGGCAGCCCGGCGCGCAGGCAGAGATGCCGCACGAGTGCGGCAAGCGACACAGCACCTAGCCGCCCGGTCAGCCAGTGCCCTAGTCGCCAGTTCGCACCGTCCGTCCAAACGTCGGTCAGCGCCGGGAAGAAGGGATAGGGCCGGGCATCCCAGGTCCAGGCAGCGCATTCCGGCACATGGACCATGCGCCCGCCATAGACAGCGGATACCGGATTGTTCGCACCGTCGCCCCACCAGAGATATGTCGCCTCGAGATAGGCGCGCTGGATCGCGTCATCGCGCCAGCCCCGCGAGAAATGCGGCGTGAAGCTCTCCGAGGACTTCTGATCGAAGAAGACGTTCGGCTGGTTGGTGCCCCGGTCGATGGCGGGACAGCCGAGCTCTGTGAACCAGATCGGCTTGGACTGCGGCGCCCACGCCGTCGGCGTCCCGCTCTCCACCCCGCCCGGACGGTTGTAGTGCGCGTTCGACCACCAGGCGCGCAGATCCTTGTAGCGTAAGACCCACGGCTTGGCCGCCGCGCCATCGGTGATCTCGGTGCGGACCTGTGCCGACCGATCCGCGGCTGAGACATAGAACCAGTCGAAGCCTTCTCCGCCCGCAATGTTCCCCTGCAGGTAGGCGCGGTCATAGATCGCGGGCCAACCCTCCTGTGCATCGGCATGCTTAAAGCCGTCGCGCCAGTCGGAGAGCGGCATGTAGTTGTCGATGCCAACGAAATCGATATCCGGATCGGCCCAGAGCGGGTCGAGGTGAAAGAACACGTCGCCCGAGCCATCGCCCGGCTGGTGCCCGAAATACTCCGACCAGTCAGCCGCATAGCCGATCCTGGTACCGGACCCGAGGATCGAGCGGACATCGGCGAGCAGATCCCGATACACCTGCACCGCCGGATAGGTGGATGCGCCCGACCGGATCGTGGTCAGCCCCGGCATCTCCGTGCCGATCAGGAAGGCATCGACCCCGCCCGCTGCGGCACAGAGATGGGCGTAGTGCAGCACCATCCGGCGCAAGCCCCAGTCGCCGGACGGCCCGGTCCACGAAACTGACTGACCCGAGATACTGAAGTTCGCGGGCGTCGCGGCACCGAACAGCGCCGCGACCTGTGTGGCGGCCGTGGCAGTCTTGTCCACCGTCCCGGCGTAACCAGCGGCCGGGGCACATGTGATCCGGCCCCGCCACGGAAATGCAGGCTGGCCGGTCTGGGCGGCGTTGTTGGAATACGGGTTCGGCAGCGTATTGTCGGGCGGCACGTCCATCAGGATGAACGGATAGAAGGTGACGCGCAGCCCGCGCGCCTTCATCTCCTGGATCGCCTGCACCACCGCGAAATCAGCGGGCGTGCCACCATAGACCGGGCGATCCTGATCATCGCGGCTGACCAGAAAGGCATTGGCCCGGCTGACGCCATTCACGGACCATGCCGACGGCGTGGTGGTCTTGGCGGTGACCTCGACCCCGGGTCGCACCTTGCAATTGCCTGCCCGCAGGTCGTCGCCAAACCAGGCGACCACCAGTGACACACTCTCGACCTTCGGAGCCATGGCCTGCAGCCGGTCCAGCGCCACCACCATGTCGACGGTGTCGGTCAACGCGTTGAGGTTTTCGGGCTCGGACGACCCGCCGCTGCCCTTGCGAATACCCTGCGTGGCATAGGCGAACTCGCCAGATGCAGGAATCATGGTGACCGCCTGCGTCAGACCCTCCGCGGTGTCGGGATCTGCAAGCGGACGGAACACCTCAAAACTCATCTGTGGGATGCGATTGCCGTAATTGCCAAGCGGCAGGTCCTCGAAAACGACATAGGCGGTGCCGCGATAGGCTGGCGTGTTGGCCGCGCCCATCTTGGCTGTGATGAACGGATCTGCCGCCTGGCTCTCATCGCCCGGATACCAGCGCCATGTGACCCCTGCGGTGTCCAGCAGCTTGCCGTCGGCCCAGATGCGGCCGATGCCGGTGATCGGCCCCTCGCAAAGCGCGACCGCAAAGGACGCGTAGTAGAAATACTCAGTCGTCTTGACCTTGCCGCCACCCCCGCCGCCCTTGCCGCCACCCTGCGTGGTCGTCTTGGTCTCCTCGCGGAAATCGGTCGCCCAGACAATGTTGCCACCGATCCGCATGCGGCCATAGATGCGCGGGATCACTGCCCCTTCGGTGGCTGAGGTGATGCGCAGATTGTCCAGCCGCGCGCCTTCGATCCGCTGAGTGGGCGCGAGTGAGGAGATGATCCAGCTGTCCACGACCGAGCCGATGGTGGAGCCTATGAAGCCGCCGATCGTGGCAGCGCTGACGCCGAGGATCGCGCCGCCAATGCTGCCGCCAATGGCGGCACCTGCGGCACCGAGAACGAGGGTGGCCATGTGGGGATCTCAGCGTTGTGGGAAGCGGAAGGCGAAGGCGATGCGCCGCCGCCAGGATGGGGTGAGCGGTTCTTCGATCACGCCGAGGCGCTCATAGGCGTGCAGGAAGGTGCCGGGCCCGGTCAGGATCCCGACATGCTTGGCGATGGCGCGGGGCTGCATGCGAAAGAGGACCAGCGCGCCCGGGCCAGCCTCAGAAGGTGTGATTTCCGGCATCATGCGCCGAGCGCCATCCTCAAGAACCTCACGCGGCCCGGTCTCGCCCCAATCGCGGCTGTAGGGCGGGATCGGGAACGGTTCTGGCCCGACCACCTCGCGCCAGACGCCGCGGGCCAGCCCGAGGCAATCGCAGCCGACGCCGCGGAGGCTGGCCTGGTCATGGTACGGCGTGCCGAGCCATGACCGCGCGATGGCGATGACACGCTCGGGATCCGCGGAGGTCACAACACCGATCCTTCGTGCCCGCCATCCTTGGTGGCGTACCGGAGGACGGCATCCTGGCCGGGGATGTGCGGGAAGCCACGAAAGTTGACGGTATTGGCGAACTTCACCCCGCAGGTCTCCAGGCGCTTGTCGCAGCCTGCGCGGACAATGAAGACGTCGCCTCCGGCAATGGACCGCACGGGCGCTTCGAGCAGTGTCAGCACCGCGATGCCGTCTGTCACGTCATGCGCGATGATCTCGGCGCGCCGCCCGGCATTGGTCCCGCTGGTCCATTCGACGGTACCGAAGGTGAACCAGCCGGAGGAGAAGCCGCCGAGACCCGAGGCGGAGAACGCCCGATCCCGCAGAAGGGCGAGCACGGTGCCCGAACCTTTGAATGCCGGGTTCTCCAGATCGACGCCGCAGTGCGTATCCCCGAGCCCGGCTTCGCAGGTCGCCTGAAAAGTTCGCCCGACCGTTTGGCCCAGCACATGCGCGAGGCTGCGGACCTCGGCCACGAAAGCCAGCCGCCCGCGCCGGATCTGGCCAATGGCGCCGCGCCGCATCAGCACACGCTGGCCGGTGTCGGCCCAGTTGACCCGCCAGACCTCGACCTCAGCGTTGTCCCAGCGGCCATCGAGAATGTCGGTCTCGGTGATCCGGTCGGAGGTGAGCACGCCCTCGGCATCCTGCGCGTCGACCGACAGGTCGGAGCCAGAGCGGACCTCGGAGGCCGTCAGCCCGCTTTCCGGCTCGAAATCGGTGCCGTCGAAGCTGAGCGTCCGGTCGTGGTCGGTGAAGCCGAAGGTCACGCCATCCGCGCGGGCAATCCGCCAGCACCAGGACAGCGTCGTCGTGCCCTCGTCGAGATGGGCCTGAAGGTCGGGGGTAATATTTTTCATCGGCGGAGTTCCAGAAGTGGGATGGATGTGATCGAACCGAGCCGCTCGAGATCAAGCGTCACGTCGAGGGCGTCGGTGTCGAAGCGGACGGGCACGTCGAATTCGAAGCCTGCGGTGATCGCGACGCCCGCCCCGGGTTCGACGCTGAAGGCGACGAGGCCAGTGGTCGTATCAACCGACCAGCCGGAGGGCTGCTCCAACCCGCCGAACGCGATGCGCACAGTACCTGCCACCGGCTTCGCGATGGCGCGCGTCCAAGATTGCGCACCGGAGGCGTAGCGCTTCACCAGCTGGAACGCCGTCGTCGCGCTATCGCCGGTGCCAATCGCCTGATCGGTGGGCGATGGCGTGCCCGAGGGCAGGCAGGACTTGTGGTCGCCCCAGTCCTTGAACCTGAAGCCGTACAGCCGCCCGTTTCGTGCTTCAAAGAAGGCAACGACCGCCGCCAGATCGTCGGCGCGGCGAATGCCGTAGGCGACGTCGTAACGGCGGCGCGAGTTCGCCCAGCTGGCGTTGCGCTCTTCGTCGCCCGAGGCCAATTCGACGATCTGGGTGCGGCGTTCCGGCCCGCCCCGCGCGCCTCTGCTGATATTGTCCGGAAACCGGACCTCGTGGAACGCCATCACATGCCCCTTCGGCCCAGCGATACGGCGCGGGCGATGTCGGCCGCGACTTGCGTGCGCGATTGTCGGAAACTTTCGGCGTCGCGGGCCATGATGGTGACATTGACCCCACCGCCGCCGTAGCTCTGTGCTTCACGCCGCGACAGCACCCGCTCGCCCCGCTGCAGGATTGCAGGCACCTCGTCGTGGCGGAGCCCTGCAACGCCGCCGCTATGCATCCGGGGCGCAGCCGCGAACGCCATCGCCGGGACCATCCGCGAGGGTCCAGTCGCTCCGACCATTCCGCCCCCGTGCAGGATGTTGGCGAACATACCGCCCGCGCCGCCGAGTGCCCCGGAGAGCGCATTGGCGATCGGTCCCAAAATGAACCGTCGCGCGGCCAGCTTGGCGAGATCGGCCAGCAGCGAGGTAACCAGATCCCGGAAATCCAGCTTGCCGGTCTTCACGAAGTCTCCGACCGCGTTCTCTGCCGACTGAAATGCACCGACCAGCGCCTGGCCGATATCGCCGCCGATGTCGCGGGCCCTGCTGGCATAGTCGCTGAGCGCAGCAGTGACCGCCTGCCAGCCGGTGACGGCGGCTTCGGTGTCGGGTTCGGCGGCAGCGGCAGCAGCCCCGGCCGCAGCACCTGCACCCGTGGCCGCTCGTCCGGCATCGCCAAGGGTGGTCTCCAAACGCTCAGCCGCGTCCGTTGCTTCGGTCAGCGCGTCTGCGCCACCCTCATTGCTGCCTTGCACCGCGTCACGCAGGGCCTGCCAGCTGGCGAGTGGCGCACGCGCGCCTTCGGCCAAATCCTGCGCGGCACCGCGATACGTGTTGGCCGTGGCAAGTGCAGTATTGGCCGCCTGGGTGAGCCCCAGATCGGGCGCAGTCAGCGGGTTGTTCTCGAAAGCGCGGTCGAAGGCGGATTGCGCGGCGGTGGTCGCGGCCGTCGCGGCACCCTCGAAACGGTTCTCGATCTGACCCAGCTCAAGTTCGGGGATGATCGAGATGCGCCGCTCCGACCCGAGCGCTTCCAGTCCCTGGTTGATCCCGCCGATGAATGTATTGATGCGCGAAACGACGCCATTCAGCATGGCTTCGACGCCGTCGATCAGGCTGTTGGCCGCCTGAAACGCCAGATCGCCGATGGCCGCCGGGAGCAGGCCCCAGATCGCCTTGATCGCCTCATAGGCCCCCTCGAAGGTGTTCGCCGCCGTATTGCCAAAGGCCACGACGCTCTCGATGGCGCTCTGCATGCCGGAGGCGGCATCGGCCTTCAGGTCGAAGAACATCGCCGTGGCGGCAGCGCCCGCCGCCGCAACCCCCATCTTGATGCGGTCCCAGACCTCGACCGCGAGGTCCTTCAGGAGCGACATCGCCTCGCCAAATCCGCCCGCGCCCGACACGAGGCGGGTGAACTGGTAGACAAGCTCGCCCGCGCCGACGATCAGCGCCCCGATGCCCGTGCGGATCAGCGCGCCGCGCAGCAGGACCAGCGCTGTGGCGACACCGCGCACCGACAAGGCCGCCACGGCCATCCCGGCGACCCAACGCCCTGCAAGAAAGGCCACAAAAGTGGCGGCATAGGTGGTCAGACGGCCGATATTGTCGAACAGGCCTCGGATCGCGATGCCGAGTGGCCCGGTGCGGTTGGCCACGGCCGCCATCGCGTTCGCGACCGCTTCCAGCGCTGGTGCTGCGGCGACAGCCAGTTGGTTCGACAGCCCGCGCCAAATCAGGCCGAGCCGCGATATGGCATCGTTAGTCCGCTCGATCTGGTCGGCATCCTGCTCGGACACGACGACACCGAACGCGAGGACGTCCTCGGTCGCCTGGCGCAGAGTCGCGGTGTCGATGCGCGACATCGCGATGGAGCCTTCTTCGCCGAAGAGCTGACCGGCGACAGCCGCACGCTCGGCGACCGGCACGAACGCCTCGATGGCGGCGTTGATCGCGCCCACCCGCTGGTCGAGCGGCAGAGCGATCAGGTCGGTGGCCGAGAGCCCCAGACGGTCCAGCGCGTCGGCAGCGGGACCAGTCCCGGCGGCAGCCTGGCTGAGGCGGCGTGTCAGATCCTTGGTCGCCTGTTCGATCCCGGAGATGGAGACGCCCGCGAGTTCACCCGCGCGCTCCAGCGTCTGGATCGAGGCGACCGTGGTCCCGAGAGACTGAGCCAGTTTGGCCTGCGCGTCGACGGTCTGCAGCCCGGATCGGACCATCGCCACGCCAGCAGCAGCAGCGGCGGCCACTGCGGCGGTGGCAGCCACCGTAACACGACGGGAAAACGCCGCGAGGCGGGTGTTGGCCGCTTCCATCTCCCGGCTAAGGCGGCCAAAGCCGCGCGCCCCGGCCTCACCGACACCTTCCAGCTCGGCACGCACCTGTCGGCCGCCGACTGCGGCAAGTCGGACAGAAACGCGTTTCTCAGCCATGGGAGTGATCCATCTGTTCGTTGAGTTTTGCCACCATCACCGCCTCAACGGCGGGCAGCAGTTCGGCCATGACCAAGGGCGGAGTGCCAAGTGCGTCCCCAAGGGCGAGCGCGGCCGTCATGTCCCATCCGATCACCGCGCCCGGCAGCACGCGGAGCTGGCCGCCCAGACGACCGACCAGGTCCCAGACCTGCCAGCCTTCAAAGGTGGTGGGTCGGTTCAGCCGCGCCGGGCAGTCTTGGCAGGTTTGCGTGCATGCTTCACAGTATCGCTCGCCCCCGCCGAAGGACCATTCGGCAAGGGCGCGGAGACGTTTTTTTCCTGTTCCAGCAGCAGGCCTTTGGAGACGAAGGTCAGCTGGAAGGCTTCGAAGATCGGCCAGACATCGAGCAACGCGTCGATAGCCTCGGGGCTAGGGACGATCACGTTGCCATCGGCGTCGCCAATGCCCTCCCAAGTGAGAACTGCCCGGCGCGCCAGCGCCTTGGCGAAGGCAACGGCGCGTTCCTCGTCGGAAGCGTCTACCGGGACCGCCTCGACAGCCGCATCGCTGCGCGTCGCAACCATTAGCGCCGTGGTTAGTGGACGCAGCTGCACCCGGACGCCCGGCGCGAGGTCGTGCCAGCGGGGTGCATTCGTCAGATCGAGGGTCAGCATCAATAAATCTCCACATCATTCACGAGGGTGGCGGTGCACATCCGGCCGATCGTGCTGTCGCGCGCAGCCTGCCAGTCGAAGGTCGCCTGCACGCCCTGCGGCCCGGAAATCTCGATCCGGGGGCGCGGCAGGTAGACGGCGTGCACGGTGAAGGTGAAGCTCTCGCCAGACGGCAGCACATACGCAAACTCGAGCTCGCAGGGATCGCCATTGATCGCCTGCGTCACCAGCGTCTGGTCTGCGAAGCGCACCTCGATGGAGCCGGTCAGCGCCGCAATGGAGGGGTCGGCCCCGTCAATGCGGCCGTCCGAACGGATGGTTTCGATCCGGTCGAGGTTGTTGGCGTAGGTGATGTCGGCTGAAACCACATTGCCGAGCGCGGTGCTGTTCCGGGTGATCGCCCCGTTGAAATGGCCGAAGCGCTGCAATTCGAGAGCGGCAGGCGTGCCTGCGCTGGTCGTCGTGCCCACCGTCTCGCCCTGTGCCACCAACCGCGCTGTCGCGGTCAGCAGACCAGATCGCTGCATTTGCCAGTTGATCTGGTCGAGCACGCAGCCGGAATACATCGCGAAGCGCGGCACCTCGGGCATGCCGGTCTCGATGGACATGCTGGGCAGCGTCCAGGACCCAGACTGGAATTCATGCGTCCAGGGGCCGGTGCCGGTTGTGGTCGGATCACCAAAGGCCGCCTTCAGCCAGAAGCCGAACGCCTCGGCATCGAGCGGCACAACGACATCGCCATCCGCCGTCACCGCATCCTTGATCGGTGCCAGCGGGTCGCGGCCATAGCCGAGCAGTTCGGAATTGAGCAGTGGCTGCTCTGCCCCCAGCGAGGTGCTGGCGAAGGGCATCTTCGTGAAACCGCCCACGGGCGGCGTTCCATAGGTCGTCTCGAACGCAAGCGCCATCTGCGCCCGCGCCCCCTGGGCTCGTGCCATGGTGTTCTCCTTGGGTTGTCGGGGTCAGGCCAGTTGGTCGGCCGTGGAATAGTGCAGCACGACCGGGATGACGGCCGCCTTCAGGCTCGTCGCGCCCTCGACGGGCAGATCGACTGGACGGGGCGCTTCCGCCTCGATCCAGTCGCATAGGCCGCCCAGCGTGCGGTCGCCAGCGATTGCGGTGCCGATGCTGGTGGTCAGGGTATCGAAGGCGGCGTCGCGGGCGGTGCCCTGCACGACGGCCTCGATCTCGGCGCGGTGCTGGTAGTGATACCGAAGCGGCGACAGCGTGACCTCGGGCTCACCGGGTTCACCATCGCGCAGGATCAGCAGGCCCTCGGCCGGAACGCGCTCGGGCAGCACCTCGCCGCGCAGGGACGTGGCGGGCAGCGTCGAAAGCCGCGCATGCAGCGCGGCGAGGATGGTTTCGCGGGGGCTAAGCAATCGACTATTCCCTTGGAAAATTTTGTAGAATAGCTAACGCGGCAAGTTTGGCCTCGCGCCACGGGACGAAAACAGGTGAGCTCGCATGGAAATGACAAAAACCCTACTGACGCTAACTGAAAGCGATCTGTCTCGCGATTTGAAAGACATCAACGAGCTTCAGGTCTATCCACAGCAGGGAAAGATCGACGCACAAGGTATCAAAATAATCTGGGCACCATTCGATTTCATCAATCGCAATGCGCAACTTGCCATCATCGGCGTTACTCCTGGCCCAACCCAAGCAATGCGAAGCTATCGGGCTGCGCGACGGGCAGCTGACGCAGGAACAGACCCTCAAGTAGCCCTTGAAAAGGCAAAGGCAGAATCATCTTTCCGAGGGGACGTGATGGAACCAAACCTCAAATCACTCTTGGAGCATAGCGGCGTCGCTGAACGTGCTGGCATCGAAGACGTCGATCTAATTTGGACCGGTGAGGCACATAAATTGCATTTCACTTCAACTGTTCGATATCCAACATTCATCAATGGCGAGTTGTTCAACAACCAGATTGACTCCTTGGCGCACACGGAACTCAGGCGATATGTCGAAACATACTTAGTGGAGGAGCTTCGGAGCCTGCCTATTGACGCGCAGATTATTGTGCTCGGAAAGAAAGGGCCCAGAATAGTCCAACATGCCGCCAAGATCGCGAAGTTAGACGCAAAACGGATCGTCAACCTCCCTCATCCGTCTGGGAGCGCAACCGGAGCCGTGCGGGACTATCTCTCTAAGACCAAGACTCAGAGCATTCGTCCCTGCAGATGTATGCTGTGCGACAGATCTCGAATTCCAGACGGGTGGGACCTCAGCAAGCGCTTCGCCACCCATGACAGGACTCACGATAGCATTCGCTCATAGGCGTCGCCCCACCCAATTCGCCACGATCAGCCCCGGCACACCGTCCACTGCACGCTCCGCATCGCGTGCCAAGTTCAACCGCTTCGGCAATTTCACCTGCGGCACCAGAAGGAAGATCGGCGCGGTGACCTTGCCGCGCCCGGTCTTCGAGCGAGACACGACCGCCTGACCCTTCGTGTTCAGCCGTCCCTCGGCCACCAGCAAGCTCGGGCCCGTGTGGCGATAGACGAAGCGCAGGCGCAGCCCGCGCCGCCGTTCCCATTCGCCGGGGGTGATCCGACCACCGCGTGTGGATTTGCCTGCGGCGGGCAGCGGGATCGCCAGCCAGAAGCCGTCCTTCGAGCGGATCAACGGGCCGGTGTCGTGGGCTCCGACAATAACCGGGGCCTTCGACCAGACCAGCGCGGCCGCGTCGAGGCTCTCGCCCGACCTCGGAAAGTTCTGGTTGCGGATCGAGTTGGCGAGCCGTCGCCCGAGCCCAGCGCCAGTAATCTGTGTGCGCCACGCCGTCTTCAGCCCGATTCCGGCCTCACGCATGGCGGCCGTCACAGCGCGTTCGCCCGCCGCGACCTCCGCCACCATCATGGCGACGATGTCGGGATCGATGTCGAGCTTGAGTTTCACGCGGGCCTTAGGTCCACGGTCCAGACCAGCCGCTCGCGGTCGCGGACAGGCTCGCCCTGAATGAGGAAGGCGTCGCCGTCGATTTCCAATCGGTCGCCGGGACGAGGGGTCGGAACCTCCGCGACGCGCAGATCGATCCGGGTCGTTTCCGACCAGAGCCGCGCGTCGCCGAAGTCGGTGATGGCATCAGCCTGCCGGGAGACGACGCGCACCAGCACGGGCGCACCGCCGTCAGAGGTGTAGACCGCGTCCCGGCCGATGTTCGGATGGGCGAACAACGTATCCACGACGGCGGCGAAAGCGGACATCAGAATGTGCCGTTCAGGCGCACCCGGCCGATCAGGTCGCCCGCGCCGCCAGCAACAGCTTCGGTGGCCACACCGATCAGCGTATTCGCCGTGGCGGTCTTCGTGGCTTCCTTGTTGGCGTTGTCCCAATAGACCTTGTCACCGGCGGACCAAGCCTGGGATGCGACCTTGTTCAGGTCGAAGATACCGACGAGTGCGGCTTCGACTGTTTCAGCATTTGCGGCATCCCCGGTGGACACGCCGAAAATGGAGCCTACAAGCAGGCCGTCGCCGGAGGTCACGGCGTAGGGCGCGGTCAGGGTGATGGTATTGCCGGGCTGGACGTAGTTTTTCATTGCGGGATCCTTTGCAAACGGAAACGGGCGGCCCGATTGGACCACCCGTCAGAGGTGAGTTTTCTGGGATGCCCGGTTATGCGCCCGGGTTCTTGTAGAGGCCACGCCAGTCAATGGCCTTGGCACCGAAGTCGAGGCGGCACTTGATCTCGACGCCGTCGACGTCGAAGCCGTTGCGCGTCTCGATGTAGGCGCCCTGCTGACCCTCGAGATAGGCGTACTCGATCGTGTCGATCTGGTTCGGGCTGGCCGCCAGATACCAGGCGGTCTCGCTGACTGCATCCAGCCGGGGCTCGCTGATCGGCGCGAGGGTCCTGATCGATTGCGGCACGACGTTGGAGGTTGCGGCAGGCACGAGGTTCTGGGCCACCATCTGCTCGGCCTTCAGTTCCAGCGACGCGGGCACGATCAGGAAGGCGGGGCGGACATTCAGCACCGTCTTCTTGTCGAGACCCGTCTGCTTGGCCATGGCGGCGCGGGCCGCGCCAACCGCCTCCACGGCCAGCGCCGCACCGGTGCCAGCGAGGTTCTTGTGGGCGGTGTGGAACAGCGCGTTGCCGTCAGCCATGGCCGGGTTGGCGGTGATGACCCCCCAGACCACGTCCGACTCGAGCTGCGCGATGGAGTTGCCGTACATCGCCGGGATCCGGGTGAAAGCGTCGAGATCGTCGTTGATCAGCGTCTGGCGGGTGATGGCAACGACCCGGCCATAGGTCTTGACCTTGTAGCTCTCCTTGCTCTCGCCCAGCGTACCGCGCTTGAACTCGCCGCTTTCGCCGACTTCCAGAAGCTGTGGGGCCTCGCCGAGCTGGACCCGGTGCATGGCCTTGAAGTCGGTGGCCAGCACCTGTCGGCAGAACAGCATGAAGGTGCGGGGATAGGCCTCGTAAGCCTGCCGGAGCGTCTTGTTGGTGACCGCCGAAAGGATCTCAGGAAAGTCGGATGTCGAATGCAGGGCCCGGGTCGCCACCTCGTCGCGCGACAGGCCGCGGGTGTTCACGCCCACATTTCCGAGGCTTTCGCGGGCCAGTTCCAGCAGCGTCATGCCGCGATACTGGCGCGCGGCATCCTCGAGTTGAAAGAGCGTCGGGCTGTAGCGGTGCAGCAGTGCATTCGCCACGGCGTCACGCCGAGTGATCGCCTCATTGCGGCCACCCAGCGGGATCGACACCTGGCTGAAGGTGCGGGTTTCCTCGGATTTTGAGGCCACCTGATCGAGGATCAGACGGCGGGCTTCACCGATATCCGTGCCGCGTTTGACCAGATCCTCGGCAAAGCCGCGCTCGAGGTTCAGGCGTCCCGCCAGATCGTAGATCGTGGATACGCGGTCGCGTTCCGTTTCACGGGCGCGGGTTGCGACGGCTTCAGTGTCAGGCACAACGGGGGCATCGGGCTTCCGCGCCTTCGGTTGGGTGCGGGTTTCACTTGCGGCGGCCTTCGGCTCAGTCGCGGAAGTCTTCGGTTCAGTCATGGTGGTGTCCTCGGTCGCGACAGAGTCGCTGGGCTGGTCTTTGGCCTCTGCGGCCGGGGCGTTGAGTTTGTCCGTCATCGGGATGGCTCCTGTTTGGGTGGGTGAGACGTCCCGGCGATGGAGGACGCAGTCGTGAAGTGGGGATTGGGCGCGAAACCCTGCGGCGGGATCTGCCCCAACGGGCACGGCGGACACCTCGAAGGGCGTCCAGTCGACCGCCCGCCAGAGTTCTCGGGCCGCTTCAGGTTTGGACACTTCGAAGCGATGGACCTGGTAGCCGATGGAGACCGCGCGGATGTGCCCGGCCTGGATGTCCCGCCAAATCGGTTCGACGTCCGCGCGCTCACTAATCCTGACCTGCGCAATGCCGCGACCGTTTTCGATACGCGCCGAACCCGGCACGACCGAGCCGATCACGGCGTCAAGCGTGTCGATCTCATGCACCTTCAGGAAGGGCGCGCCCGCGTTCAGACGATCAAGCCGCACATGGGTCGGGTCGAGGCTCAGCTCTTCGTCATAGGGCTCGCCGAACAGGGTCGACCGGCGAACCCGCGCCCCTGCTGACCAGACAACCTCGACTGTGCGGGCGTCGGTATCGGCTGAGTTCGGCGCAAGCTCCGCCGACCGGCGCAGGGCCGGTAGTTCGATCATCGTGTCCATGTTGGTCAGTCCTGTTGGTCAGTGTCGGGCCGCGTCGGGTCCGTATCGGAGTCGTCGGCCGGATCGCTCGCCGGGTCATTGGCCGTGTCGTCGTCGGCGGAATCGTTCGCCGGATCGTTTGTTTGGGCGCTGCCAGTCTTGGTGACGCGGCGCGGATCGCTGTCGAGAACCAGCCCAAGGGCGTCGAGTTTGGCGTTTGTGGCGGCGATTTCGGCCAGCACCGCGTCAGGGTTGCGGCCCTGCCGGGCGATCACCTCGGCCAGCGTCATGGTGCCCGACCGGATCGACAGCAGGTTCGCCATAGCGTCCTTCTGCGGATCGACCGCCTCGAACTTCGGTGGAGACCATTCGACCGGTACATCCGGCGTCGGGATCTGCCCTGCGGCCCACGCGGCCTCGGTGAACCAGCGCCAGACCGGTGCGCAGAACATCGGGATGAACAACTGCCATTGCACGGCGTCGATCTGGCGGCGGAACTCGACCAGCCCGGCCCGGATCGAGGAATAGTTCACCTGGGACAAATCCCCGGTCAGCAATTCATACGGCACCCGGAACCCGGCCGAGATCGTGTGCAGGCTCGCCCGCTTGTATTCGCCGTAGCCGCCGGTTGCCGAGGGCTGGTTGAAGCGGATATCCTTGCCGCCGCGGGCATAAGCGATAAGCCCCGGCTCGAACTGCTCGACGCGGTTGCCATCGGCATCCACCACCGAAGGCGCGATGCCCTGCTGCGCCTCGTCGTCGCCAAAAACGATGGCGGTGACGCAAGCCTCGGTTTTCTTGCGGACCAGTTCGGCAACCTCATAGTCGTCGAGATCGCGCAAGCTGCGGATCACCGGTGCGCCCCAGGGAACGCCGCGCGCCTGCGTGCGCTGTTTCTCGTAGATATGGGCAATCTCACTCGCCAAGACTGGACGGCTTTGAAGCCCGTTCTGCAATGCGCCATAGGCATCGCCGGGATGTTCGGCATGCAGCCAGTAGGCCCGGCGTTTCCCAACCGGATCGAACTCGATCCCCTGCACCAGCCGACCCGCGCCGTTGGCACCGGATTTGGTGGCGTCGAGAAAGTCGGCCTCAAGTGCGTATTCCACGACATGTGGCCACCTGTTCCACGCGCATGTGGCCAGTCATTCCATGACATGTGGCCACACCCGTGAGGTGATCTGCGAGGCAGTTTCTTCATGACGTGATTTTCACGTCTGGG